AAACATATCGTGATCCTGACAGCTTCGCTGACATCGTGCGTGGTATGCATCTTTATGGTCGCAAAATCTTGCGTCCTGAAGGCATCGTCACTGCTAAATACAACGCTGCTTAAGGAGAAACATTATGGCAACTATTACAACTTTGGCTGGTGCAGCCTCCGCTGGTCGCACCGCTGGTGCTGTCCCTTACTTGGTCGATGTTACAGTTGACTTCGCTGCTGCAGCTACAGCTAAAGGCTCTGCCTTGGCTGCTGCTGATGTTATCGAATGTCTCAGTGTTCCCGCTAACACACTCATCTTGAATGCTGGTATGGAAGTTATCACCGTCCTCGGTGGTGAGTCTTCTGACACTACATTCGATTTGGGCGTGACTGGTGTTGACGCTGACAACTTCGTTGATGGCTTTGATGCTGACGCTGCTGCTGCTGGTGCTTATGCCCAGAACGCTGCTGCTTTCCAGCCTATCGTGAACGCTACTGCTGACACTATTGACCTCTTGATTGCCACTGCAACTACTGCTCCCACCTCTGGTGAAGTGCGTGTATGGGCTGTGTTGATGAATGTTGATGGTCGTCCAGCACGGGCTTCCGTTGACCGTGAGCAACTGGCTTAATAGCTAGTTAATACTGGGAGGGGCTTAACCGCCTCTCCCTTTTATTGTTTAAAAATTATGTCTACATACATTTCTTTAACGAATGAATTGCTACGAAGAATGGGTGAAGTTGTCTTAGACTCCACCGAATTCGATGGAGCTAGGAATATTCAAGCCCTAGCTAAAAATGCTGTCAATTCATCTGTTAGGGAATTGATGCATGGTGCTCAAGAGTGGCCCTTTGCTTTAACAACTTACACTCAAACATTGACAGTAGGGACAGGACAATATAGTTTTCCTTCCGATACTTCTGTTGTTGATTGGGAAAGTTTCTATCTTAAGAAGCTGACAGCAGCAGACAATGATCCACAACATCTTCCTGTTCTTACTTACACAGACTACTTAGACAATCATCGTCCCAGAGAAGACATGAATGGTACGGGTGGTTATGGCGTGTCTAGATACATCTACCAAACACAAGAGTCTAAGTTTGGTATCACTCCTTTGCCTGATCAGGCTTATCAAATTGAATATAAGTATTGGTCTTTCCCTGCTGACTTAGTAGAGTCAACAGATGTATGTATTGTTCCTGATCGATTTACTAGTGTATTGTTAGATGGTGCTATGTTCTACATGTTGATGTTTAGATCAAATGAACAGGGCGCTACTATGTACAAAGAGAAGTTTGACATGGGCATTAGAACAATGCGTAGGCTTTTGTTAGATGAGCCTATGTATATGCGCTCAACAATTATTGTTGCTCCTTCATTCTCAGCTAGAGTGTTTTAATGGCAGATAGAATTAGTGGCTTTAAGGTGACCTGTATTGGTGGCATGAACACCAATAGAGATGTGTTATCTCAAGGTGAACTATATCCCGGATCTGCCACACAGCTTATTAATTATGAGCCATCTATTACTGGTGGCTATAGACGGATTAGTGGATATGCTAATAGTTATGGAACCGTAACTGGCACAGGTAATGTGCTTGGCGTTATGATTGCAGAGAACTTAAATGATGGAATCTTTGCTTGTCGGAAACCCTCTGCTGGTACAAACTACTTTTATAAGTGGGTAGCTTCTTCATCCACTTGGTCAGCCATTACAACTCCAGCAGGTGTTACGATGGTGGGAGTTAAGAAGGTTAGATTTACTAGATATAATTGGAGTGCTCCTAAGTTTGCATTAACTGATGGAATTAACCCTGCTGCTGTGTATGATGGAACTACATATACACAGATTACAGATGCTAATGCACCTAACAGTCCTAAGTATTCAGCAGCTTTTAAGAATCATTTATTCTTAGCTGGTGATCCTACAGATCCTTACAATTTATATATCTCTTCTCCATTATCAGAGACAAACTTTAATCCAGCCAATGGTGCTGCTGTTATTAATGTTGGCTTTGAGATTGTGCAGATTAAACAGTTTAGAGATACGCTGTACATCTTTGGTAAGAATGCCATTAAGAGTTTGACAGGAACTAATATTGCTGACTTTGTGGTTGGCGAAGTGACAACAAATTTAGGTTGTGTTGTTCCAGATAGTGTGATAGAACTGGGTGGTAATCTAGTATTCCTTGGTCCTGATGGTTTTAGACCAGTGGCTGGAACAAGTAAGATTGGTGATGTGGAATTGGAAACAATTTCAAAACAAATTCAATTTACCATCACTGCTATTTTGCAAGAACTTGTAGCTGGTGCTATTGATCCAGAAACATTAAGCTCTGTAGTTCTTCGTAAGAAGTCACAGTTTAGATTGTTCTTACCAGCCGAAGGAACCTTTGGTTTGTTAGGTGGTCTTAGGGCTAGTGAAGGTGGTGTGTCTTTTGAGTATAGCCAGCTTTTCGGCTTCCCAGCTACATGTGCTGCTAGTGGATATATTGGTGTAGATGAGATTGTTATTCATGGGGATTCTACTGGTAAGGTGTTTAAACAAGAGACTGGAAGTTCTTTTAATAGTTCAGAAATCTTGAGTGTTTATCAAACACCTTTCTACTATTTTCAAGATCCTTCAATCCGTAAAAACTTCTATAACATCTCTACCTTCTTGCGTAGTGAAGGATCTACTAGTATTGTGATGGGTGTTAGCTATGACTTTGAAGACTCAGTTAATGTCTTTAATCCAGCCAACTACAACATTTTAACTACTGGTGCTGCTGCTTATTACAATGAAGCCATCTATGATGCTGCTGCTATTTACGATGGTAATCCATCACCAGTGGAAAAGACAAACATTGAAGGCTCTGGATTCTCCATTGCTTTCAAATATGTGACTAATGATACGAATGCTAGTCATACAATTCAGGGCTTGGTCTTGAATTATTCAATGAATGACAGACGCTAAGGAGAACTACCTTGACAGGTTATGTAAGACAATCTGCTGCTGATATTGTACCAACGGGCGTAGTCCGTGCTGCTCCAATTAACAATGAGCTTAATGCTCTGCGTGATGCTTTTGCTACTGGTGCTGGTCACAAGCATGATGGCACTGCGGCTGAAGGACATCCTGTTCCTGTCATTGGTGATGCTGACTTATTAAATAAGATTGCTACAGACACAGGCAACAATCGTCATGGTGTGTTTGTTGAGGTGGCTGCGGCTGCTGTTGAGCAGGTGCGCTTTCAAGATGGTGTTATTGTTCCAGTAACAGATAACGACATTGACTTAGGTACAAGTGCTCTTGAGTTTAAAGATTTGTACATTGATGGAACAGCCAACATTGACAGCTTAGTTGCTGACACTGCTGACATTAATGGTGGCACAATTGATGCCACTGTGGTTGGTGCAAGCACTCCTGCTGCTGGTACATTCACTTCTCTCACAGCCAATACCTCTCTAGTTGCAGCTACTGCTGACATCAATGCAGGTACTATCGATGGTTCTGTTATTGGTGGTAGTTCTGCACAAGCTATTACAGGTACAACAGTTACAGCCATCACAGGTTTTGTTGGTGGTCTTACTGGTGCAGTTACTGGTAATGTCACAGGTAATTTAACTGGTAATGTGACAGGCAATGTCACAGGTAATGTCACTGGCAATATCACAGCATCAACAGGCACATCAACATTTAACGATGTTGTTATCAACGGTGGTTTGAATATGAATGCTGGCACTTCTGCCACCATTACTAATCTTTCTGCACCTACTAACAACAATGATGCAGCCACTAAAGTTTATGTAGATACATCCATCAGCAACCTGATTGATAGCTCTCCTGCTCTTTTAGATACATTGAATGAACTTGCTGCTGCTTTGGGAGACGATCCCAATTTTGCAACAACAATGACCAATGCATTGGCTACCAAACTTAACTTGTCTGGTGGCACAATGTCTGGTGCTATTGCGATGGGAACAAACAAGATTACAGGTCTTGGAGATCCTACAGCAAATCAAGACGCAGCTACTAAAGTATATGTAGACACTGCTGATGCATTGAAGCTGTCCTTAGCTGGTGGCACAATGAGTGGTGCTATTGCGATGGGTACTTCCAAGATTACAGGCTTGGGAGATCCAACAGCAAATCAAGACGCAGCTACTAAAGTATATGTTGATGGCATCTTAGGTTCTGCAACTTCTGCTGCAGCTTCTGCAGCTACTGCTACAACACAAGCTACTAATGCAGCAGCAAGCGCATCAACTGCTACAACCCAAGCATCTAATGCATCCACTTCAGCCTCTAATGCTCTAACATATCTGAATACTTTCAAAGGACAATACTATGGTTCTTTGTCTTCAGATCCTGCATTAGATCCTTTGGGTAATGCTGTTGGTATTGGTGACTTGTATTGGAATAGTACAGTAAGTCAGATTAGAGTTTATAATGGCTCTGCTTGGGAAGCTGCATATCTACCTGCTTCTGGTTATGTCCAGAAGACTGGCGATACAATGACTGGCTCTCTTTCAGTGGTAGCTGGTTTAGATATTTTAGGTAACTCCTCCGCTGGTGGAGCTTTGAAGGTATATGAAGATACAGACAATGGTTCAAACTATGTGGGCTTCCGTGCTCCTAGTAGCATTGCCTCCAATCTTCTATGGATATTACCTAGTGCTGACGGTATTGAAAACGAAGTGTTGAAGACCGATGGTGCTGGTAATTTAAGTTGGGGTACTGGTGGCGGTGGTGGCGCTGGTAATGCCTATGCTTGGTTTGTTTGCTAAAGGAGCAATATAATGAAAACTCTAGTTCTTGACTCTACAAGCAAGACGATCAAGGTGGTTATGTCGGGTGCGGCAGCTACTACCAATCCTGATTTCGTGTCTACTTGGGCAGAGAATAATGGAACACTGTTCACTGAAGGCAGCACTGATGGTGCTTTGAATGGTACAACTGCTGTCACTCTGGTGGCTGCACCCTCTGCAGGATATAGGCGTGTGGTTAAAGCTATTACGATTTATAATCGTGATACTGCTGCTATTACTATTACATTGAGCTTAGATAATGGTGGTACACTTCGTCAGTTTGCTAAGGTAACTTTGCAAGTTGGTGATATATTTACTACTGATGGCACATTTAATTCTGCTGGCAGTTTAAAAACTGTTGTCAGTAATTTAAATTTAGCCACTGAGGTGTTGGGTGTGTTAAGTCCAGCTAATGGTGGTACTGGTGTGGCTAATAACGCTGCTAGTACAGTAACTATTTCTGGAGCATATCCAACTACAGTGACTGTCACTGGTAATACTTCCGTTACGTTGCCTACTTCAGGTACACTCATTGTTGCTGGTAAAGCAATTGCACTCTCTTCTATTTTTGGTTTCTAAGGAGCTATAATGTCAAACCCTAATATCATCGGTGTATCTAGTATTCTGGGTAATACTAGTTCTTTCTTGGTGTCTTCTACATCAAATCCATTTGCTACAGCAATGGTGAATAATGCTGCTGGCAGCAATAAGATTTATAAAATTAATTCTATTGTTGTTGCTAATGTTAGCTCATCAGCATGCAATGTAACAATTAACTTGTATCCTCAAGCAGCTTTGGCTGGTACGGCTACAGCAATTGCATCAACCATTTCTGTACCTGCATATGCTTCATTGATTGTTCTAGACAGAACAACAACAATGTATTTGTTGGAAGACAAATCGTTGGGCATTGTTGCTGGTACTGCTAATGCGTTAACAGTTACTACCTCATGGGATGAGATGTCTTAATAAAGAAAGATTATCGCTATGTCGATCAATCATATTGGTAACATTATTTCCTATGCTAGCAATGGCTTAGATACTCCTACTAAGACAGTGGAGTATCTTGTTGTTGCTGGTGGTGGCGGTGGTGGATTAGCAAATAGTGCTAGTAGTTTGTATGCTGGAGGTGGTGGTGCTGGTGGATTACTTACAGCAACTGGTTTTGCTGTGACAATTGGCTCAAGTATTACTGTGACTGTTGGTGCTGGCGGTGCTGGATCAACCAATCAAAGTAATGTTGGGAGTAATGGCGGTAACTCTGTATTTGGTTTTATCACAGCTATTGGTGGTGGTGGTGGGGGTTCTGCTGGTAGTTCACAAGGTGCAACTGGGGGTTCTGGGGGTGGCGCAGGTTCTAGTACATCTGTTGGCTTAGGTATTGTAGGTCAAGGAAATTCTGGTGGGAATGGATCTACTAGTGCGTATGGTGGTGGTGGGGGTGGAGGCTCAGGTTCTGTTGGTGGATTTACATCTGCTGCAGTTGTTCCCGGGGGCACTGGTGGTGCAGGAACAGTTTCATCAATTTCTGGTTCAGCACTTCAATATGCTGGGGGTGGTGGTGGTGCAGGATATGTATTCCCTTCGTTAGGAGCAGCAGGTGGAGGAAATGGTGATGGATGGACCAATGCAATTGGAAGTAATGCTGCAGCAAATACAGGCTCTGGTGGTGGTGGCGCAGGTACAGGTCTTGGTGGTATAGGCTATGCTGGCGGTAGTGGCATAGTCATCATCCGCTACCCATCTTACTTAGCTCCCGCCACATCAACAACAGGATCGTCTTCAATGTACGTCATCAATGGATGGCGTGTGTATGAATTCATTGCCTCAGGCACAATAACATTTTAAGGTAGGCTATGGCTTCTGGACTTTTTACATTAAAGCAACAAGTACAAGCTCTTCGTCAAGGAGCATGGAGTGGGCAAAAGCCTCAGGCTGTTGATTATTTAGTTGTAGCTGGTGGTGGTGGTAATCCCAGCATATCCAGCAAGTAAGCCGCCAGCACCGCCCCCACCAGCACCTCGGCCATTGAAGTTATCTCGACCACCCCCGCCGCCACCAGCAACAACTAAATACTCAACCACAGACGGAGGAATGCCCGTCCAATTCAAGTTTTTTACCGCTTGACTGACTTGTTTAAGCGTCCACATTCCACTGTATTGAGGCATTGTTTGCTCCGATTATTCTGTAACTACTTCAACCCAAGCGGTTGTATCTTCATCCCATGTAAACATCTTACCTTCTTCAACAGGCATAGGTGTTGGTGCTTCCCACTGACAAGTGGTTTCATTTAACACCCATGAAGCAAAAGGCTTTGGAGGAATGAATGCATCACGCTCTACATCATATGTATATCCAATACCTGCATAGTTTTTACGCAGTGGTATACCACCTTGTTTATGAACACCTCCATGAGTGTTGTAACTTGTTTGAACCCAAGATGTTGGATCACCCCAATGTCCTGTGTTCAATGTTTCTTGATCGATGACAATGACCTGAGTCACTACACCGTTTTCTACTTTAGCGAAATGTGCCATTTAATTTTCTCCTTAAAAAGTAATAGTGGCTGAAGATGTGAAGGTATAAATTTGATAACCTTCTGCATAGTTTAACTGATAATTTGTTCCTACAATAGTAGTGATGGGTGGAAGATTTACAGGGTAGCGAATGATTACAATTCCAGAACCACCAGTTGCACCTACATTGGGGCCAGCATTTACATATGGCCCACCGCCACCTCCTCCACCAGTGTTTGCTGTTCCGGGTATAGCTTGCGTGGCAATAGTTGATACTCCACTACTAGGAACAACTGATGCGCCAGCACCTCCACCACCGGGGCCACCCAAAGATGCGCCAATTGTAGGATCGCCTCCAGAGCCAGTACCTACACCACTCCCACCTCCACCACCGCCAGCGTAAAAAACACGGGAGCCGTTTATTGTAGAGCAAACTCCTGTGCCACCATGACCGCCAGATACTGTTCCAATAACTCCAACAGAACCTGCTCCACCGCCACCTCCTGCACGGAAGGTATCAAACCCAGCGACTGTGCCAGAACCGTTTCCACCTGCATTGCCTTGTCCTGAAGTTCCAGCACCTCCAGTGGTTGCCCATCGACCATTGCCCCCTCCACCAGAACCCCCTGATACGCCACCTGAATTAGTTGTACCACCAGCATCATAACCGCCACCGCCACCGCCAATAGCTGTAATAGAACCAAACACTGAGTTTTGTCCATTGCTTCCTGCGGAAGATGTGTTACCAGCACCACCAGCACCAATTGTCACAGTTAATGCAGAGCCAATAGTTACAGCAAAAGAAGACGCTTGTAGTAGACCACCAGCACCTCCCCCACCTCCTCGAATGCCGCCACCACCCCCGCCACCAGCAACTACTAAATACTCAACAGTCTCCACCACACCCGCTAAGGGATCATAAGTTGCAGAGATAAACCCACCTAAGTTTTGCCCACTCATTTTTTTTCCTTAGAAGGTAATTGAACCACTAGAGGTCCATCTATATACACGATTTTTGTAGCCTAAGCCTGTTGCAAAGGGAGACAATTGGTTCCATGCAATAGCAGTAGTATTTGAATTAGCTGCAGCACTATTTGTAGAACTATCTGCAGTGTATGCTCCAGAAACTGTATTCACTAATAAAGATGTATCTGTTCCTGTAATAGCTGCAATGTTTGTTCCCACAGGTTGTGTTGCTTGTAATGGAGAAGTAGGAACAGTAAAGTTTCCTGTGTATAC